AAAAGAAAGCTATTTGAAGAAGATTTGCCAAATGTTCAAAAACGATTTAGGTTGTCTAGAATTACTCAAAAAGAGTTTCTGCACTATGTGAATAAGCATTTCTATGTTGATAACAGTACTCTTAATAAGGCGCTTCGTGGTAAAACTAAACCTAGAGATATTGGTCTAATCGATGCGATTTATAAAGCTCTTGACGAGGTTGAAAACAAATGGCAATGAAAAAATCTAGAAAACGAGGATATCGAGAAACTCATGCTGCAGCAAATAGTCTCGTTGAATTAGTAATGTTATTGATACTAAAAGGAATATTTACAGCGGTAAATAGTGGAAAGAAAAAATGAAGTACGACGCTAATTATTACGTTAATACAGCAATGCATTTCGTAAAACAATTTCCAGATTTAGAATTTAAAGAATTTAAAAAAATGTTAAGAAAAAAATCAGGCAAAGGATTAACGTGTGATTTCGAAGAAAAATATAAGGAGTACTTGAATTATCGTGAAAATATATCAAAAACTTTACCCGTACCAGAAGAGAATAGTCGATAAGCAACTCAAACCATCTTCTGCATTGTTTATGGACATGGGAACAGGTAAGACAATTACTTCGTTAGCACTATTCGAAAAATCGAACCTTAATAAGATGTTGATAATTTGTTTGGTTAGTAAGTTATACGACTGGAAAGAAGAAGTTGAAACTTACTTTCAAGATTTGAATGTAGTAATTCTTAATCGAGGTACTAAAGTTAATACTACGATACTAGAAGATGATTCTATAGATGTTATTATTTGCAATTATGAAAGTGTTTGGAGATTAGATAAAACTATTCTTAATGTTATTAACGACGAATGGTATGTTATCGTAGACGAATCTCATAAGATTAAAAACACAAAATCTAAAATTGGAAAGTTTATGAGAAAACTTTCAACTAAAACTTCTCATAAGTGTATACTCACAGGAACGCCTCAAAATAATGGTTACCTTGATTATTACAACCAGCTAAGTTTTATTGATTTATTTAAGATGTCTGAAAAAGAATTTAGAAAAGACTATTGTGTATTCGAACTTAAAGAAATCGGTGGAAAATACTTTCAAGATTTAGTTGGTTATAAAAATTACAATGAATTAGATGAACAAATCAATCGTAATTGCGTGTTCTTCAAACGAGACATCGACGAAGAAATGATTCCGTCTCATATCGTTGAGAAAATTAAAAAGCATGCTTCGATAGATAAGTTCAAACGAGATAGAGTGTTTGAAGACATTATCGCAGATAATTCAATGACTCTTAGATTATATTTAAGACAATTATGCAGTGGTTTTATTTCTAACACTAAAATATCAGAAGAAAAAATAAAATGGTTGTCTGATTTTTTTGATTCTTATGACGAACGAGTAGTAGTATTTGTAAACTTCAATATGGAAGTAAAAATGGTTGCTGAACTATGTAAAACATTAAAAAGACCATACAGTATCTATAATGGTGCTTACAAAGATTTGACAAACTTCAAAAAAGAACAAAACGGTGTAGCTATTTGTAATTATGCTTCAGCTGCTACAGGATTAAACGACTTAGTAGTTTCTAATGTTTGCGTAATGTATAGTCCACCTGAAGACTATATTCTATTTACTCAAGCTAAAAAACGAATCGATAGAATTGGGCAAACTAAAAAACCACTATACTATTACTTACAAAATCAAAATAGTGTAGAGGTTGCTATTTATAAGGCTTTGAACAGTGGTCAGAACTTTGACGATAGAATGTTCGATAATTATTTGTTAAACAATGAGTAAAATATATTTACAAATAGTTATTTATAGTATATAATATAACTAACAGGAGGATAACATATGACTTAGTAAATATGATTTGAATTGATTTGAATGAAAGGACAATTTATGGAAAAATTGAAAATCTGGTTGTATGGAACACCTTTTAGTGGTAAGACAAAATTTGCTACAGAGTTTCCAAAAGCATTCGTAATCAATACTGACGGTAATGCTAGATTCTTCACTAAAAACGTTGCGGTAGTAAAAAACCTAGATGAATTTGTTGAAAAGCTAACATGGTTCCTGAATGGAAAGCACGATTATGATACTCTAATCATTGATGTTTTAGACCATGTATACGATTTCGTTAGAGAATATTATCTAGAAAAATTCGATATCGACCATGAAACTGATTTAGGTTTTGGTAAAGCATGGACAGTTATCAAGGAAGGTTTCTGGACGATTATCAATAAAATAGCTAAAAGCGATAAAAACGTAATCGTTATCTCTCACGAACTTGAATATACTGAAAAGTCTAAGATTGGTAAGGAAGTTACAAAATATCGTCCTTCGCTTAACGAAAAGCTTCACGATAGAATGTGCGGAATTATGCAATTGGTTGGACGATGCTATGTAGATGAAGTCATGCTAAATGGTGAAGTTCTAAAAAGATACTATGTATCATTTGGTTCAAATGTGAATGAATTAAGCGGTGTACGAGTACCGATGATTAACAATAAAATCGAAAACTCATATGATAAATTTGTACTAAACCTAAAGGAGATTAAATAATGGAAACTTTTGAAAAAGGCTTGATGGATGAGCTAAACGATGTATTTGAAGAGATTAAAGACAAAGAGACTTCGTTCGAACGACTACCTGATGGCGAATATCTTGGTGTTATTGAAGACGTAATGATTGGTGAAAGCAAAGCTGGTAAACCAATGGTCACTATGGTGTTTAGTGTAACTCATGGTAAGTACGAAGGTCGTCAACATCGCAAGTTCTTTATGCTTACAGGTAATGACGAAGCTCAATTGAAATCTAATCTTATGAGATTCGCAACTGAAATCAGAAAATTAGGTGTTGATACTTCGAAAGGTTTAACAGCTGCATTCGACGAACTTATGATGAAAGTAGATGACGAAATCAAATTCACTATCAAAACTACTATCAACAAGAATGGAACCGAATGGGTTAATACTTCTATTGAAGTTGTAGAATAATGTTTGTATTTGACTTTGAAGTATTTAGATACGATTGGCTCGTGGTCATAAAAAATATGGCTACGGGCGACCGTATCGAAATTGTTAATGATAGTGATAAACTAAAGTCGTTCTACGAAGAGCATAAACAAAAATTATTTATTGGTTTTAATAATAAGCATTACGATGATTTTATTTTTAAAGGAATTTTGTTGGATGCTAATCCATACTATATTTCGAAAATCATCATCGAGGAAGACAATATCTTAAAGATTTATAAGTTGTTTAATATCAAAAGCATTCAATTTTATTCGTTAGACATCGCTCAAGATGCAATGAGAGGTTCGCTAAAAGAATTCGAAGGTTTCCTTGGATTAGATATCGACGAAACTCCGATAGATTTTGATATCGATAGACCATTAACTCAAGACGAAATCGAAAGTGTATTACAGTATTGTAGACGAGACGTAAGTGCTACTGAGTATTTGATTAAGTTTAGAATTGATGCTGTGAAATCTAAATTAGACTTAATCAATGAATTCAAATTAGAAAAGTCTAGTGTAAATAAGACTAACGCTCAATTAGTAGCAACAATACTTGGAGCAAAGAAAAGAAAATACGAAGATGAATTTATTCCATTCGACGTTAGTAGAATACCATTGCAAGTCAACGATAAAGAAATCGTAAAGTTCTATACTGATTCTGAAGTAAACTACGAAGAAACATTAAAAACTAATATCGCAGGTGTACCTCATGTATTAGCTTATGGTGGACTTCATGGAGCGTTAGAAAACTTTCACTATCAAGGTGAGTTATGGTTAGTCGATGTTGCTTCTTATTATCCAAGTTTAATGATCGAATATGACTATTTATCAAGAGGCATGCCGCCTGAAAATAGAAAAAAATATGTAGAAATATACCATGATAGATTACGAATGAAAGCAGCTGGTGAGAAGAAAAAATCAGTGTTATATAAAATAGTGTTGAATACAGTATATGGTTGTATGAAATCTGAATTCAATGGATTATACGACCCTCACAACTGTAACAATGTGTGTATCGCTGGACAATTACTTCTTATCGATTTGATTGAAAAGTTAGAACCATATTGCAAGTTAGTACAAACTAACACAGATGGTTTAGTTATCATTCCATATAACAAAGAAAAAATAAAAGAAATAGTCAAGGAATGGGAAACTCGTACTCACATGGTTATGGAATTTGAAGTTGCTAAAGGTATCTTTCAAAAAGATGTCAACAACTATATCTTAGTTAAAGAGAACGATTTAAAAGTTAGAGGTGGTTATGTTTATCAAAGCTCAATGGGTTCTAAAAACCATGGTGGGACGATGATTCGAAACACTTCTTCAATTCTTGACGATTGTGTAGTAAATTACTTCGTTTATAATATTACACCAGAACAAATTGTGAATCAATGTGATGATTTGATGAAGTTTCAAATCATTTCAAAAGCAGGTGGTACTTATGAACAAGTAGTATGGGAATACGATGGAGTAGAAATTCCTGCTAATCGTTGTAATAGAGTTTATGCTACTATCGACAACAGAGCAGGTAAGCTGTATAAGTTGAAAAAAGCATCTCTTTCAAAACCAGCTAGAAAAGATAGTATTGCGAATCAACCAACTCATGCTATGTTAGCAAACAAAAATGAGTTTGACATTAAGTTACTTGATAGACAATACTATATAGACAAAGCTTGGGAACGAATTCGTGGCTTCAAAGGAGATTAACATGAAAAATTATGTTATTATTGGTGGTGGTATTACTGGTTTAGGTATTGCGCATTGTTTAAACATTCGAGGTATTCCAAAGGAAAACATTCGAATCATCACTAAAGACGTAGGTGGTCAAGTAAAGAATAATGTTTTCTTAGGTCCTAGGTTACTTAAGCAAACTGAATCTTCAACTACTTTTCTAAAATTCTTAGGTGTAAATAAGCAACCTAAAATTCATTCTATTGGTTACTTACATGAAGATTTGACGATTACTGATGAGTATACAGATGAAGAACGAGAAGTATATCTTAAAAAATCTGAAAGAGAATTCACTTCGAGTTCTATGTCAGAAGGACTAAAGTACTTTATGGCATGGTCTTGGGAAGACGTTGACTTGTTGAATGCATTGACTAGTCGATATATAGACATTATCGAAATCGTAGATGAAGAATTAGACGATAAAAAAGTGATGTCGTATGTTGGTTTAGATACTCAAGTAATTTGTACAGTTAATATCTTTCATCCTGAAGAAAAAGCAAATATTAGTTATATTTCGTTCTTCAAACCAAATGTTGAGGATAACTATCTTAAGGAATTAAGAAATACTTCTTTCGATTATATTTATGATTTACGAAAGAACTCAGAATTAAAAAGAATCAACGTAGGTAAGGATATCATATTGGAAGTATTAGGCGACGTTAAAGAATTAGGTTCTAATTATGATTTTGTAGCTAAGTTACCTCAATTCTACTTTTCTAGAAATTACGAAAAGTATGGACGAGTATTACTTGAAGGACGATTCGCAAGATTAGACCATTCTTGTAAATTAGAAAACGTAATCGAAAGATGGATGAGTGTAGAACTATGAATCGAATTATTGCTATAGATATCGATGGAGTACTGAACGATTACCCAAAAACATGGGTTGATTACGCTAATGGTGAGTTGTATACTGAATATGAAAATTTAAGTCAACTTAAACAAGGCGTGTCTTACACTGACTACAACGCGCTTAAACGAAAGTATCGAACTTCAAGAATTAAAGAAACGTTCGAACCTAAGGAAGGTGCTAAAGAGTTGTTAAACTTCTTAAAGTCAAAAGGTTACTTTATAGTGATTATGACTTCGAGACCAATCGAAGAATACAACGAATTGTTATTTCAGACCATCAATTGGTTACGAAAAAACGGACTAGAATACGACTTTCTGTACTTTAGTAAGAGGAAACATTTAGATATTATCGAGAAGTTTAATAACTTATCGTTTATGATTGAAGATAATCGAGCTTATGCAAATGCTGTAAGCAATCATGGTTATCGAGTATTCCTTGTAGACAATGAGTATAATAAAGGAGAAACAAACAACGGAGTTATTAGAGTTCATAACTTATCAGAAATATCAGAATATATTTCGAAGGAGGAATGATGATAGTTACTATCGAAGGTGTAGATAAGACTGGAAAAAATACGCTGCATAAATATTTAGAACAGTTAGCTAATCATAAGTACGTTATTACTGATAGAGGTATTCTCACTCAAATATGTTATAGTAATAAATTCAAACGTGGTTACATGTACGAACTAGACTGGTATAAGAACAACGTAATAATTTTATTAACTGCAGAACCAGCTGATTTAGAAGTTAGATGTAAGCTTACTAACGAACCTCCATTTGACATTATTGGTGACTTGGAACTATTTAAAATAAATGCTGACTTCTTAAAAGCTTGTGGGTTCATAGTTTACGAATACAATACGAGTTATTACACGCCGTTTCAAATCGCTATGAATGTAGTAAGTGACTTACGAAAATTAGAAAAGAGTGAAAGATGGTTGAAACTCATGGGAGAAAAAGATGTTTAATGTAAAAGACAAACGAGTTGAAGTAGAAAAGATTGGTGGTAATATTTCTTGGGATAAGCAATACGTAGACGATTTGCGGAATATCAATGTAAGAATATTAAGTGCTCCAAACATTTATGAGCTTAGAAGTTACGTACCAAATTGGGTTATGGCTACTTGGAATAAGTACGCTGAACAACTAAATGATTTAGACAATAACACTGCAGATAAGTTTATTTTTAGAGCTATGTCTGGAAAGTTCATACCGTCTGTATTAGATTCGATTACGATTAACGTCTTAATAGATGGTACAGAATCACATTATGGTACTCATTTATATAGACATTCGAAGATGAGTTTTGCTGCAGATTGTACTGGCGATAAGGTGTTAAATGATAGAGCAGTAGCTATTCCTTCGGCTTTCATTGAAGCAGGATATGAAGAAGAGTATAAAGAAATCATCGAAAAATCAATGGACTTATATTGTAAGATGTTGAATCGAGGAGACGTTCATTTACAAGATGCTAGGTTAATTCTACCTAGAAACATTACTACTTTCTATTTCGCTAAAATGAGTTTAGGAGATGCTATCAATTTTATTAGACAACGAATCGATAGTCAAGTACAACCGAAATCAGACAACGTAGTAGCTATGAAGTTATTGTTAGAATTATGTAAGGTATATCCTTTCCTAGCTTCTATAGTAAAGTTAGACCAACCAAATAAGTTCTACATTCAAGAATCACAGACTAACTTCTATTCTGGTTGGTGTTTACCTGAACCACAAAACGATGTATTTGAATACGACGAAAACACTTTCGTTTATAACAAACTAAGAGGTGAGTTGTTAGGTTCTAAAGTGTATGAAGAAATCTTAGCTAAAACTAAAAAAGAATTATCGATTATTGAAGAAGGTGCTAAGAAAGTATTCTCTCATATTTACGAAGACTTGGAGAACTGGCGATGAACATTTGCGTACCAAGTTTAGATAGAAGTAATTCTAGTCATACTTTAGCAAAGCTAAAAATCGAAGGTTTACTTCAACATACTCATATTTTCGTTTACTCTTTCGATGTTGAAAGTTATAAAAAAGCTTATCCAGAAGCTAATGTAGTAGATTGCGGTAATTACAAGAATCTTGCAAGAAAACGTAACAAAATATTAGAATATGGTTTATTATCTAATTGGAAACACTTACTCATGATGGACGACGATATCACTTCAATCGTTATGAAAAATGAAGCTCAAAACATTTATGCGATAAGTACCAACAAGCTTTATGAAGAATTATTGAATATTCGAAATGATTTTGTAATAGCAGCACCTAGATACAACTTTATTTCTTGTGATAACATTACTTCTTCAAATAAATTAATCGAATTCAGTTCAGTTAGTTCAGTATTGTTTTTCAACTTAGAAAATTTAAAAGACTATCGATTCGACGAATCAATGATTATTGAAGACATGGACTTATTTCTAAATATCGTGTTAAACGGTGACAAAGTTTATAAGTTAAGATACATCCAAGCTTCAAATAAAATTGCTCAAAAAGGAGGTTACCAATCTTATACTAAAGTTGAAGAAAGACATCTTTTAGGTTTACGACAGTTGTTTAGTAAGTATGAAGACGCTGACAAATTTATTTCTTTATCTAAAAATGGTTTTGTCGGATTGAATAAAAGAAGATTGGAGAAATACGTTCGTGAATATAAAACTGATAAAGTACAAGGAGTATAAAAAGCCATTTCGAGCACATTACAACGACGCTGGAGCAGACGTGTTCTCACCTGAAGAGTACATACTTCAACCTCATACTACTGTGAAAATACCTTTAGGTTTTGGTGTCGAAATTCCAGATGGTTTTATGGGAGTCATATTCCCAAGAAGCAGTTACGCTGCGAATGGAATTGTAGCAGAGCATCCACCAATAGATTCTGGATATCGTGGTGAAATTCATTGTATAGTTACAAACATGTCTGACGAGCCATTTGGTATTGGAACAGGTGATAGAATAGGTCAGTTAGTTATTATACCAATAGTTATAGCAAACTTCGTCGAAAACTTAAGTGAGGAAAGACATGTCAATGGATTCGGTTCATCTGGAAAATAACAAATTTATAATTCTAAACAACGATAAAGTACCAAAACACTCGTTGGATGAGCCAAAAACTTTTGACGAAGTTAAAGATTTAGATAGCTTAGCTATTTTGGTAGATGAACCATACGTTATGTTAGACGTAGATGATGCATTCGAATATCTTACACTAAAGAATATTATTAAAGCTGAAGGCATTAAATGTAGAATCATGAAAACGACTAGAGGAGGACACTTTTGGTTTAAAAGTATAGAACCTCTTAAAAATCTAGTTCATGCTAATACTCCATTGACATTGACTGTAGATGTTAGAAGTCATGGAAAAAAGAGTTTAGCAAAAGTTAAACAAGACGGTGAATGGAGGAAATGGGAAGTATGGGTTGACGAAGTAGACGATATTCCGTATTGGTTAAGACCTTTCAATCATAAATATCATTTTATGAATTCGAAAGAAGGTGACGGTAGAAACGCAGACTTATTTAGTTATATCATCACTTTAACTAACGCTGGAATAACGAAAGAGCAAACAAAACATATTTATACTCTTATCAATACTCACGTTTTTGCAGATAAGTTACCTGCTGAAGAATTAAACACTATCTTACGAGACGAAGCTTTTGATAAAATCAAACCTGCATTCTTCGATAAACGAAGATTCATGCACGACGTGTTTAGTAAATACTTTAGAAATGACAACAAAGTGTATGTCAAAAATGGTCGATTGTTTATGTATGACGATGGTTACTATTCAGATAGTACTCAAATTATTGAGAAAAGAATGATTCAATACATACCTGAATTATCGAAACAACAACGTAGAGAAGTTATGGATTATTTAAAGTTAATCGCAGACGAACCAAAAAATACGAGTATGTACCATGTTGTTTGTAAGAATGGTTTATTAGATATTCGAGATTGTTCATTGACTAAGTTCTCACCAGATATATTTTTGGCTAACAAAATCAATGCTGCTTACATTCCAAGTGCTTATAGCAAAGAAGTTGACAGAACTCTTAATAAAATCTCATGTCAAGACGCTCAACTTAGAATGTTAATCGAAGAAATGATTGGCTATTGTTTAATTCAAACGGCAAAATTCCAAAAGGCTTTCATTCTATATGGTGATGGCTCTAATGGTAAAAGTACATTATTGGATGCAGTTATCGCCTTACTTGGAGATATTAACGTTTCATCATTAAGCTTAAAGGAACTGAACCATAACTTCAAACTAAGCGAAATAACATCTAAACTTGCAAATATTGGCGATGATATCTCAGACGAATACCTCACAGACAGTTCAATCTTTAAAAAGTTAGTTACTGGTGAAGAAATTACAGTCGATAAGAAGAATGAACAACCATACAAAATTCGAAATTATGCTAAAATGATATTCGCAGCTAATAATTTACCGAATACTATGGACAAATCAAACGGTATGATTCGAAGATTAAGTATCATTCCATTCAACGCAGTATTTAGTAAAAGCGACCCTGATTACGACCCATTTATTATTGATAAATTGGTTAGCGAGGAAGGTTTGAACTATTTATTAAGAATTGGAGTCGAAGGTATTAGAAGAGTATTTGCAAACAATAAGTTTACAGAACCACAAATCGTAGAAACTATGGTTCATGAATATGAAAAAGAAAACAACAACGTTCTTCAATTCATTGAAAAAATTGAAGTCGATGGTAGAGATGCAAGTTCTGTATACAACGATTATAAATTCTGGTGTGTTGAAAATGGTATGATGAGTTATAAAATTAGAAAATTCAATTCTGAAATTAAGTCACATTTGAAATTAGAATTAGTCATCGAAAAAATGGGAGGCAAAACAGCACAAGTATGGCACAAAAGATAAACGTAGGATTGTTGAAGAAGGAGTTAAGCATTAAGAATATTTCATTGAGAACTCTATCGAGAGATACAGGTATTTCGTTACCTCATTTATCGATGATGTTTAATGGAAAAAGAAATATGAGTATCGCTAAATTGAACGTAATTTTGAATGTAGCTGGAATTGATATTGACAACATTACTGAAAAATAAAAATTTTTAAAAATAAGTGTTTACAATTAGTTAATATTGATATATAATGTATTTATACAAAGGAGGTACAAATAAATGCATCAAATTATAGCAGTTCGCTCAAAAATCGAAGAAATCAACGCTGCTTATGAAGAAAAAATGAAACCGCTAAAATTAGCACTTCGCGAATTAGAACAACATAAGTTAGACGAATTAGTCGATTTGAACCATAACTATGATGTTCTATGTGAACAAGTAGTTGATGACTTCAAAAATGGTACTCTTGAAAAAATCTCAGGTGTGTCTGTAAGAACTCTAAACGACTTCGAAATTATCGATCCAAACGAAGTACCATTAGAGTATTACGAATGGGTTCTAAGTAAGTCGAAAATTAAGGAACAACTTAAGGAATCTGACTTTACTGAAGAAATTCCAGGAGTAAAAACATTCAAAAAGTATAGTGTTGCAGTGAAGTTGTAGAATGGTCTTGTAAGACTATTCTATGATGACAATTATCTTAACCACCATAATTTCCCCCAATTAAACGTTGACTTAAAGATAGTTGTCATCCTAGAGTAGTCTTGCAATAAATTAAACGAAAAGGACAATTTGAACATGGATGAACAAAATTTGCTAGGTGCTTTGGTTTGTATTTTAATGAAAAAATGTAATTTGAAAGAAATGATAGTTATGCCTGAAGAATTGTACGAAGTCGAAGGCACTGGTTTAAAAGTTGCTACTCATAAAGACAAAAAAAATATGTACAAAATCACGATGATCGATTCTAAAGAAAATTTATCTGAAGAAGTAACAGAAATTTTAGTAGATAAATTACAGGAATTAAAACAACTTTTAGAAATAGCTCAAAAACTAGGAAAACAAGATGAACCAAGAAGCAAGACTGAAAACGTTAAAAAAAATTAGAATAGGTAGTAAATGGTCGCTTAAAGAAAACACAGGTGCTAGTTACTATACTAACATAGGTCCAATACTTCTTGGACCTCACGAACATGTTGAAGTTGAACTTATTTCTATTAGCAAAGACGAAATACTAATATCTGTGATTCATCGTTCTGGATATACTTCGTATTATGAAGTTGAAAGATTCCTAAGAATGTTTGAAGAAATAGAATATCAAGACGTTAAACTTAAAGATTACGTTAACGATTTTGAGTTGATACACGATATCAAAACTAAGTTTAATGTAAATATCAATCCATACTATGATAGTTCATCTAGAACCATCAGAGTGAACGAGACAACGTTCGATGTCGTAGTCAATCACTTAGAAAAAAACTTATTAGTAGACATGATTATTTCGAAAAAAGAAATTGACTATCTTAAGCATAGTAAGAAACAGGAGATAAAAAATTATGGATTACCGAAAAGTAATAAACTACCTAAGAAATAGACATTCTTTAGTATCATCGTATCTGATTTCGTTGACAAAACAAGACATGACGGTCGAATATTTCAAGGTTCAAGAAGAGTTATCGATTCTCGAAGAACTTATTTCTAGTTTAACGAATGAAGAAGTAAGTATCAAATACGCTGTTCATGAAGGACAAATGACTATCGATGAAATTCAATAACTTTCAAAAAAATATTACTGATATAATAATCACGATTTCGTTTTTAATACTTATAGCAGTTGGAATCGTAAGATTGATGGCTATCGAAGATTTGTTATTATTCGAATACGAACCTACTCGAAACGAAAACGTAATTATTATAGAAGAAAAATCAAACTTAGAACATCAACCAGTATGTTCTTCTAATACTTTCAAATCATGGATGGACTTTAGAGCTATTACTTCAGTAGAATCAAAACAATATAAACTTCAATCGATGTCAGTAACGAACCAAACTACAGGCATCAGAGAATTCGATGGATATTTGGAAGTAGCAATGGCTGGAATATACGGTCCTGTAGGAACGCAATATGAAGTGACCTTCGACTCAAATCAAAAGATAAAAGTAATTATTGGAGATGTTAAAGCAGATACTGATTGCGAACATCTTGACGGCTCTATGATTGAATTTATAGTAGATAAGAATCTAATACCTCAAACGATTAAGTCATCTGGAAATTTTAACTCCATGTTCATGGGTTCGATTGTAGAAATAAGAAAGGAGATAGATGTTGACTTTTAAGTCTATCTAAAAATATAATATGCCTGAAAAAACAGTTGGTGAAGTAATGGATGAAGTAGAGTACCAAAGACTATATCAAATCTATATTGACGAATATTACTATCCAATCATGGAATTCGGAAAGTTTGTCGATTGGTACTACGCTAAGGAAAAACAAAAATTAGCGAAGCAAGAAATCGCTAAAGAGAATAAAAAAAGAAAATTCTTTGGTGAAGAATGAAGTAAAAGTCTCTGAAAAAAGAGACTTTTTTACGCGTAATAGAAACGTATTTCTCGGAAATGTCGCTCAGAAAAGTGTAGAACAGTATTTGTAATATGTTACTAATACTAATAATCATTATCATTTAAAAAATAACGTTTTATTTTTAATAAAAGTGTTTACATATAGTTAAAAATGGTATATAATGTATATATAACCAAAAGGTTATTGGAGGAAATTATGAGAAATAAATTTAAGCAGTACGAGGCACTTCGCCAAGCAGGATTAGTCAATATGTATGACAAAGAATCAGTATGTTATTTGGCTAATATTACAGAAGATGATTATTTCTATATTATTTATAATTATACTACTCTTAAAGAAGAATATGATTCACTGATGGCTTTTTATAATCTTTACGAAGAAATTAGTTTGAAAGAAGTTCAAGGCGAACAACCACAAGGAATCGAACTTGATATTTTAGAAATTGGAGACTTAAACTTCAATTTGGACTTCCAAAACACTCGATTAATAATCGATAGTAAACTATCAAGCTCATTGGAAGTTTTCAAAAAATTTAAGGAAAACGATATTAAAAAATTTTATATTAGTGAAAACGCTTTGACAGACCAATTGGTGATTCAAACTTTATATTTGCACGATTTCAAAATCGATAAAGTTACTTTCATTGAAATACCACATCGTAGAACTTCAAAAATGGTGTATCAGGTAAATTCAAAATGACACCCTTCGAAATATTTATCTTATTCTTCACAATCACTTTTGTAGCTTTGGTGATTCGAATGAATGGAGGTTTTAATAAAACAATGTTTGTAGAATATGACGGATGTTGTCCTAAATGTGGAGTCGAACTTACAAACGTAGACCTTGAACTTCATAGTTGTCCTAGGTGCAACACTACAATTACTAAAAGAAATATCAAATGGGTTGAAAGAGATTGAAACAATCTCTTTTTTTTTAATAAAACTGTTTACAAATAGTTAAATGTAGTTTATAATGTATATATAAGGTTAAACAATAACCTGGAGGAAATTATGGAAAGAGAAGTTGTAACTTATTTGCATTCACATGGACTTAAACTAGTTAAAGACGAAGTCTCTTATTACTTAGTCAACACGAACGATTACGTTAGAGAGTTCGATTTATCAAAACCTAATTGGAAAGGCAATAACGCCGAAACTCGATATCTCAAAGAGAATACTAGAAATCGAATCATTCACGAACTTAAGTTACAAGCCGAAAGAAAAGAATCGGTCGCACAATTCGTAGAATGGTACAAAACGATTACTCAAGAATCACCAAAAGAAACACCTAAGGAAACTCAACCGGTTGAAGTTAAAGCTCCTGACAATTCCGAAGTAGTAAACCAACTTAAGGAACTAACTCAAATCATCAAATCTCAACAAAAAATGAACCCTTTCGAACAAGCAATGCTTGAAGGAATTATCGAAAAAGGGAAAACATTGGCTACCGAAGAACTTCGATTAGAACTTACTGAACATTTGAAAAAGTTTGTTGAAACTTCTTATGGAGTATTACCTAAAGTTATCCAAATCAAAACTGCTCAAGCAACAAAAGAAATGTCTGGAACTTTCCATTATCTCTTCGATAAAATTATAAAAGTTGTTTCTGCTAAAGTCCCATTGATGTTGGTTGGTCCTGCTGGTTCTGGTAAAAACCATACTTTAGAACAAGTCTCTCAAGCTTTGAACTTAGACTTCTATTTCTCAAACGCTATAACTCAAGAATATAAACTCACAGGATTCGTCGATGCTCATGGTAAATATCAAGAGACGGAATTCTATAAAGCTTTCTCAAAAGGTGGACTATTCTTCTTCGATGAGATTGATGCTTCATCACCAGAATCGTTAATCGTAGTTAATGCTGCTTTGGCAAATGGGTATTTCGATTTCCCAAATGGACGAATCGATGCTCATGAAAACTTTAGAGTTGTGGCGGCAGCGAATACGTTTGGTCATGGAGCCGATATGGTCTATGTTGGAAGAAATCAATTGGACGCGGCAACTTTGGATCGATTCGCAGTTATGACATTCGAATACGACGAACAAGTCGAAAAGACATTGGCTTATGACGAAGACCTTTACAACTTTATAATCTCACTTCGAAAAGCAATTCTAAGACGTGGACTAAGATATGTAGTCTCAATGAGAGCTACAATTAATGCTACGAAAATGCTCGAAATCGAAATGGATAAACTTACAGTTCTTCGTTCAGTAATTACTAAGGCAATGTCAAAAGACGATATTCAATCCATTATTAAAGAGATCGATGTCGATAACGAGTGGACTAAACTTCTTAAGAGAGCTTACTAAAAAAGCTCTCTTAATTTGAAAGTTTTTGTTTACAAATAGTTAAATGTAGTTTATAATAGAATTATAAGGATAAACCTTATGGAGGAAATTATGCAACAGTATATTACGAACAACAATAATCATTACGGATTCTCTTCTGTAAATGAATTCGCAGATTATTTAGAACAATTAAAGCCGTATGATTCGAAACGAAGTAATTCTTCAAGTGAAAGTGGTTCTTCGTTTTCTGGAACTAGGTCGTTCGAAGAAGCAATTTCGAAATGCAAATACGGCGATCCAGACATTAAAAAATTAATCGACGAACAACAAATGTCTCTAGGAGAAGTCAATAATGTAGTAAACAAAATCAAAACTGAATATTCGTTAGACGTAGTTGGTTCTGTACCACATGTGCCAAACGCAATTTTGAATATTCCTCAAAATATGATTAAGGTTACTAGACGACAAGTTCGAAATAAAATTATAAACATATTCATTTCGTTAGGTGCGAATTGTCATATCGATAAAGAAGATATGGCTAAAACAGCTGCTAAATTTGCAGCGGCAATCGACCTACTCGAAAAGGAAGGTTATAGATGTAACGTTTTTTCTGGATGTTTAGCAGGAAGAACTTATTCTGGAAACGTTGGTCATGTGGTAAAAATTAAGACTGATAGAGAACCATTGAATCTCTCGATGATGGCATTTCCAATGGCGAGTCCATCGATGTTACGACGACTACATTTTCGAGTTATGGAAGGTTCACCTTTGGACTTTACTCATGACAGTTATGGTTCTACGATCGACGATAAAGTTGAACTACAAAAAATGGTAGAACACGTAACAGGTCTTAAGAATGTCGCAGTATTAACGATTTCGAAAGACAACGGTTTATCAATAAAAGATGTCTCAAATAGACTTAGAATAGATTAGGTTTTTTTTTCGATCGCTCAAAACCTGGCCGAGTAATAGCGCGTGTATGTGCGAAATTTCGCTCTAGCACGTGAAGACGGTAAAATTCCGTCTATGACGACTGACTGAGAACCGATACTAATAATCATTATCATTTAAAAAATAACGTTTTATTTTTAATAAAAGTGTTTACATATAGTTAAAAATGGTATATAATGTATATATA